CGCACAGTTACGTACAGTTTATTTGAACAGGTCGGTACAAACGACCTTCACAGGACAATACGGTTCGTATTGCCGTATTTTCCCAGCACATTGGTGTGTATCTTACAGATTGCACCAGTTGGCTGTTACTTTGACGTTGATTTATCAGTGCATAAGCTAATCCTACTATCGGTTTTCTTTGGAATTCGTTAGACTGAGATAGACATTGTAGACGTCTTCATTCACATGGGCTACCCTCACTTTTTGCGGGCTTCGGCCCGCACCCGGGCTTCGGCCCGTTCGGGGGCTTCGGCCCCCACCCGGGCTTCGGCCCACCAGGGGGCTTCGGCCCCCTGTCGGACTTCGGTCCACCCCCTGCGAGTTTATCGCAACCCCCCCCCCTTTATGTTTCATATGTCGATTCACCTATTTTATGAACGTAGAGCTAGTCCTTTGGACTACCCTTGCTCGGCTTTTAATAGGCAAAGCTTTCTGGCTTCCCAGCCGTCCGTCGCTCCCCTTCCCTGTAGGGTTGAGCCCAAAATTCTGGCATACAGAAAAGCGCATACGGTTTAAAGTATTCCACCCGTCACTAATAAACATAATGGAGAGAGTACAGCTATCACTACGGTGGACCCAGGTCTAAACTTGTCCTGGGGGTTGAACATTATCGTGTATCGGTCTGTTTGAAAATTTGGCCGTCGGATGTTTTAACGTAGTCACACACTTAGACTTGAGTGTGGAGGGAATCGAGACGTGTGTGGAAACCACGGTAGAAAAACCTCAACCTATGACTGCTTGAGAGTTGTAACCACTAGGTCCGTGGGACGCTTGACTTGCCGAGGCTCCTCCAAATATGCAACCGTACTTTTTCTGACCGCAGCACAATATGGTTTTGGGGAGAGCCCATTACAACAACCCCTCGAGGGGGGAACCCTTTCTTCGGAGAGCATGCTACTAAACATGTTTCTCACGCCTGAATCCGGGAAATCCAAGTGGACCGCTGCATCGCGTAACGCGTACCCTGTTTATGCAAGATATATTCAGGCCCAGAATGGCATAGTGCCACACTTTAGCAAAGACCAACTCCCTGTAGGAGTTGGCGTTTGGGAATACCAATCTTCCATATGGACTTCGATCGTTAATAAGTATCGGAGTTCTCAATTTAAACCAGACGAGGATGAAGCCCTAGTTATGGCAGGTATTATTGAATCTTCTGTGCTATGGGCATATCTCATGCTCAAATCTAATGGAATTGGACCCAAAATAGCGGCAACATTATCTTTCGTGAAAAGTATGGTCGGTGCTGATGTCAGTTTATCTGGCATCGCTATCGACTTGATCGAGAGAACCGTGGCTGGATATAATTCAACCATGGAATTTCAGACTAGCAAATTAGAAGAGCTAGCCGCTACTCTTAACAAAGGGAAAAGTATTGTCGCAGCTATTAAAGACATTCGAGAAGCACCTATTATAGAAAAGGTGCATGAAGTACTTTACTTAGCCCTATTGTGTGGTATAACTCAGAAAGAAGGATTACCCATACCACCACGTGCACTAGAAAAATATCGCACGCATCGATTTGCTTTCACGTCGACAGGCTATTTAGACCTAAGTCTAGCTGTCGCGGAGCTAATCATATATGTAGTAGAAACTTCTATTACATGCCTCAAAGAGGATTCGCTTTATGCGTTCCTCCGGTCGGGCAAGTCCTATGAAAAATGGGCTGAATCGACCTATGATCTCGAGGTTAAGAATGAATTCCTAGCTTGTGCTGAGGCACACAACTTTGAATACTATGCTTTCATCAATGGTGTTAAAAACGCTATTGAGACGGGTGAGCTTATTTTAGCTAATACACCCAACGCCAATCAGGCTGATCGCAAACTTATCTCTTTCCGTCTGACCAAGATGAAACTCATTATGGGCCATATCGTTACTCGCGATTTTACGTGCTCGGAGCGTCCAGCTCCACTTGCGATTCTGATCTTTGGAGCTTCCCAAGTAGGGAAGAGCTCCTTCACGAAGTCCGTTTTCTACCATTATGGTAAAACTCGCAAGAATGAGGCCGGAGAACTTACACCTCTACCCGTAGACGATCACTACAAATACCCCCGAAATGCAAAGGACCAATATTGGACTAACTACTTCAATGATCAGTGGTGTGTCCAGATTGATGATGTTGCTTTTCAAAATGTAACTGCTGCCGAACCTGGTGGAGATAGAAGTGTCAATGAATTATTACAAATGGTGAACGTTGTTCCATATGTATTGACCATGGCTGCTATTGAAGATAAAGGGCGAGTCGCCTTTAAATCGAGGCTAGTAATAGCCACCACCAACACCCCTGATCTCAACGTAAACGCTTATTATAGTAACGGTTTCGCTGCTCTGCGACGTTTCAAGATCGTAGTTGACATTGTACCTAAGGCCCAATATGCCAAAACTAGTGGTGAGGCAGGTGTTCTCATGTTAGATGATACCAAAATCCCCACACCAGTTCCCGGCGTATACCCTGATCTTTGGGACATTCGCATATTAGAAGCAGTTGCTATCAATGCTGGTAAGAGCTCCCATTCCAGACCTGGTTCTGCGGATGACGAGCGAATTAATCAGCGTGGGAAAATGCAACCCCGTATGGGGCGCCCTGGTAAAGCTTTTGAAACAGTGGGGAAACCCATAGTTTTTGACAAGATGGATGATTTTCTTGAATGGTACCGCATTGAAGCGGATAACCATGAAATTAACCAAAAAGCCGTTCTACAAGTCGATAACTATATGAAGGAGATCCACCTTTGTCAGAATTGCCATCGCGCTTCCACAGCTTGTACTTGTCTAGTGTTGCAATCTCGTCGTATATCTGAAGTTTATAACTGGTGGCGAGGTCGAACCTATAACTCAGTGTTGTGGATTAGGGACAAGTTTAAGTTCACTTACAGGTGGTTAATCTCAGACGCCCTAGATGTAACAAAAGAAGAGTTTATGCGCAGAATGCGCTATCTCGGAGACGATCTAAGTAGCCACGCTTCCCCCTGGTTGAGACGATTATTCGCCGCAGCCATGGGGGCAGTTACTATTGGAGCTGTTATCGTAGTGTGCAAAAATATAGCTGAAGATTTTAGAAATCCAGAACCCAAGTTGGAGTTCCAAACTATGACTGCACAAGATGTTAAATCCCTATCCACAGATCAACCTGGTGTTTGGTATAAAGATGATTATCGCATTACCCATTTAGATATAGGAGCTAAGAGTAAATCTTGGAATTCCTTAACAATGGATCAGGTTATCAAACGATTGGACTCCGCTGTCATAGCTGTCCAGATAGATAGACGTGAGGATGCCGACGGCAATCCCACATATTTCCCCGCCCAAATGTTTGGTGTTAAAGGAGATATATGGATGACAACCAACCACAGTCTCCCCTCAAAGGAAGATGTCAATTTTGATATTTACCGAGAGGAGGATTGTATGGGTGTTAATTCCAATGTGCGGAATGTCAAAGTCCCTCAATCTGATATCTATAGGATACCAGACAAGGATCTAGCGTTCGTTAGACTACCTATCCCGCCCGTAAAAGATAATTCAGGGTTATTTACAACTGAATCTTTGAAAGGAGTGCACAGCGGCCTACTTATAGGCCGTTGTCCACGAGGAGTGGATGAAGGCACTTGGGGCCACAATTCTAAGCTTGGTACACTAATTACCATGGCTGCAACTAATATCCGTAGAGGTACAGTAGATATCACTAATGAAAGTGGTACTTACGTTGCGGAGGATTGGAGGACCCATTACGCCGGAATAACCACCCTGGGAGACTGTGGTGCAATTCTACTAGCCAAGACCAACTATGGTCCTGTTGTTCTAGGAGTCCATCACATGGGTATGTCTGGGATGAACGCTGGAGCTTGTACTCCTGTGTCTTTAGAAATGCTCGAGGAAGTGTATGCCCACTTTGGGACTATAGTTATAGATGGACCAGTTCCACTATCTGCCCCTAGTGTCCCAGTGACTATGGGGCCGTTACACCCTAAGAGTATCTTAAGATACATGGAGAGCGGAGATTTGCATTGCTATGGATCTATAAATGCTCCTCGTAGAAACGGGAAGTCGGATGTCCAGGATAATATACTGCGCCCCCACCTAGAAGCTCTTGGTTGGTCCACAGAATATATGCCCCCCATCCTTAATGGCTGGGAGATCAAGCATAATGCAGTGGCCAATATGAAGAATTCCGAATGTGGCATTCCGACCGATTTGTTGAAAGAAGCAGCGGAAATATTTGCTGGCGAGATTTTTAAAGGGTTAACCGACGAACAAGTCGCATCGTTAGGCACCGTCGACTGGGATGTTGCCATTAACGGTGTTAATGGAATACCGTTTATGGATCGAATTAACGCTAGTACGTCTGCCGGACACCCGTATAATACTTCAAAGAAGAAGTTTATAACTATAGTACCCCAAGACGACAATACCGAGAAAATTGAGTTCACTCCTGAAATTCAGGATAGAGCACAAGATTGTTGGGACCAACTTGGAGCAGGAATTCGCTACAAACCAATATGCACAATGGTGTTTAAGGACGAGCCTCGCAAGGCCAAAAAGATTGCCGAAAAGAAAACTCGAGGCATTATGGTCTTACCTGTGGAATACATTCTATGTATGCGACGTTTGTTTTTACCATTGGTACGCCTGTTTTACACCAATCACACTCTCTTTGAGGCTCTGCCGGGTATGGCTGCTAATACTAAGGAGTGGGATCAACTTGCTAGAAAACTAGAAGCTTTTTCGAAGCGACTCCAAGACGGTGATTACACTGACTTTCAAGGAACTACGAAAGCTCCAGTCATCCTCAACGCATTCCAGGTGCTATATTATATTATGCATTGGAGTTGTATGTACGAAGATGAAGACCTTGTGAGAGTTAAAACGATGGCGGCTGACTTAGCCTTCCCCATGATCAACTTGTTTGGTGAATTGGTTCAACTCTTCGGTATTCAAGCTTCTGGACATGCTTTAACAACTATCATTAACTGCATAGGTAATAGCCTTTATCATAGGTGTGCCTATAAAGCCTTAAACCCGAAACATGAAATGCTTACCTTTAGGGAAAATGTGCTACTATACACCTATGGAGATGACAGCGAAAAAGCTGTTAAACCCGAAGCTGAGTGGTATTCACATAATGCTATTTCTAAGTATCTGACCGATAGGGGAGTACCCTATACGGATGCGGATAAGAAATTAATCGCTGAGGACTATAAATCTTTAGAAGAGACTAATGTGTTGAAACGGAAGTTTAGGTATGAACCAGAATTGGATCAATATCTAGGCCCACTAGACATGGAATCTATTATGAAGATGACTATGGTGAACGTGAAAAGTAAGACATTAGACGCCGCTGCGCAATGCGTAGCTACTGTAACCAGTGCAGGATCTGAGCTAGCCCTGCACGGCCGCGAGGTCTATGATAGCAAGATGGCTGACCTTAAATCAGCACTCGTCGCAGCCAACATACCAGAGTACTGGGAAGAGGCTGAATTATTCAAATCCTGGGATGAGCAGGTCGCTTCTTACGAGGAGCGTAGTAAGGGTCGATCATTCTTTTGATCTGGCCCACCCGGGTGTTTTGCCTAACATCCGTATAAACCGAAATAGGCTCTACCCAACTAGTTACTGCTCGGTCAAATGACACAAAGATCGAGAGTGTGGAGTTGGATGACTTCTGCAAGGGCGATCCCCGAAATCTTACCATGATGCTCGCTGAAGGGCTAGTGTGTCACAAGTGGTGGCAAGGAATGAGTCTTCCTACCACCGAGAAAATGACTTGCACAACAAACTTATGAATTTCAATCTGCTGTGGTTAACCCCACGGCCAACATTAACTCAGCCGTTACGATGGCTACCAACGTAGAGTTCACGGATGAAGACCGTGGACTTATCTACGATGAGAGAAACGCTCATGTGCTTAATGATAAGCCCGTGAGCAATACCTCTTTATCTGATTTCTTATCTAGACCAGTGCGTGTATTCACAGGCACTTGGTCTGAAACAACTGCTGCTAGTTCTTGGCAGAACCTCAACGTTTGGCAACTGTTTTTTAATAATCAGTACATTAAGTACAAGATTAATAACTACGCTTTCCTACGTTGTAAGTTACATGTCAAGATCACCGTTAATGCTTCTCCTTTTTACTACGGAGCCATGCTAGCTTCCTACTCTCCCTTGGATCAGTGGGACGCGAGAAATGTTGGAAATGTTACGACTGAGCCTATCGTTCGGTCACAACGCCCACATGTGTGGGTTTTTCCACAGAATGGCACTGGGGGTGAAATGGAGCTTCCCTTCCTGTCTCCTCGCGACTGGTTGCGCGTAAGCGTAGCTAACGATTTTACCAAGATGGGAACCCTCAACCTATTCATAGTCGATCAATTGGACAATGCTATTGGTGTAGGTGGCGACGCCACCACTGGGGTTTCTGTTCAAGTGTTCGCTTGGGCGACAGAAGTAGAGGTAAGTGGTGCCACTACTCCTCTAGCTCTGCAATCGGGCAGAGTGAAAGATGAATATGGGAAAGGACCCATTTCAGCTCCTGCTAGTGCAGTGGCGAATATAGCCGGTAAGCTTGAAAAAGCTCCTGTCATCGGACCGTTAGCTACGGCTACACGGGTTGGTGCTAAAGCTGTTTCAGATATAGCTTCCCTTTTTGGCTTCTCCACTGTTCCGAACATCGATGCTGTGGATGGTCTTGCGCCACGAGCGTTCCCCCATATGGCCAACGTTGGTATACCCTACCCACGAGAGAAATTGTCTTTGGATCCGAAAAATGAAATTTCTGTTAACCCCCAAGATGTTGGAGATCATAGTGAAGACAACCTTAATATAGCTGAGTTAGCTGGTAGAGAGTCTTACATGTCTACGTTTCAGTGGCTTTCTACTGATGGTGTTGACACTACTCTTTATAGCACGCGCGTGACGCCTATGATGTTTTCCAACGCTGCTGTCGCAGGTGGAACAGTTGCTGCTGTAGCCCCTATGGGGTGGGTAGCTGCAATGTTCCGTTATTGGCGAGGCGATATTATATTCCGCTTTCAGATTATAGCCTCCCAGTATCATAAGGGTCGTCTACGCATAAGTTGGGATCCCACAGGGTTAGCTGGAGACAATATGTCTGTCAACCCCAATACGATTCCACTTATTCAGACAAAAATAGTAGATATTGGCAAGTCTTCCGATATAGAAATTCGGATTCCATACCAACAAGCCACTCAATGGTTAGCAGTTAAAGCAGCTTATGAAGATGCTCCTTTCACTTCTGGTAATAGACCATGGGTTAATGGACCAGCCTACGACTACCGTCCTGGTAGTGACAATGGCTATCTCCAGGTGCGTGTTGCTAATGTATTATCTTCTCCAAATGAGAAACCTACAGCAGCTAATGGTATTCGTGTTTTGGTGTCAGTCAGGGCTGCGGACAACATTGAGTTCGCGAACCCAGACCTACCCGAAACTAACGGGTACTATTTCACGCCTCAGAGTGGCCTTTTCGACGAACTTGAGATGGGAGAGCAGACTGCGCCTCGAGCCACAGGGTTATTATACACTGGGGAAGAGGTGAAGTCTCTTCGCACTTTGCTACAACGTATGTCTCTAGTGGACATATTAGAGAGTCAAGGGACAAATATCCCTGATCCCACTGTTGCGGATGCGACTCATGCCATCTACCAGGCCACGTTTACGGTCATTCCAGAATTACCTGGATATGATCCTTTTGGCAAGGATTCAGCTAGAAATCAAGCTAACACTACTAATGTTGATTACAACTTTAGCTTGCATACTAATCTTTCTTGGATCTATCCTGCCTTTGTGGGGTGGCGCGGCTCCATCAACTATACCTTCAATGGTAATCTAGATGGTAAGGCCCTTACTTCTATGCGAGTAGTTAGAGGTAATTTTGGCAATGTAGGCCAAGAACTGTGGTACACTACTACAGAAACTGCTCGATCCAAGGTGCGTTCGTTTTATAAGAACGTTATGAATAGCGGCAATGCCGGTAGCGCCTTGTGCAACCAAATGACCAATGCAGGACTTAGTGTCTCTGCACCGTGGTACAGACCCGTAAAGTTCGCTTTGTGCGATCCCAACGTGTTGGATTATACAGATAAGGATGATTTCACAGGAGATACTAATCTCCGTTTAGAAATAGCATTCCCCCCTAAGGTGGATAGTCATTCCACTCGAGACTTTGTAATCCATCGATACGTGTCTGTTGGTCCAGATTTTAACCCGGTATTCTTCGTGAATGTACCCCCCGTGTATTATTATACCACAGACCCCCCCATACCATCTTAAATGGATGGGGAACAATTCCTAGTGTTCGGTGCTGGGTCCTCAAATTTGAGAAGGAGATTTTATCTCGATGTCATATCCGGTTCGGATTGACAGAGCCGGAACCTTTCTATGGCAGTCTTCGTTACAAGACCGA